TGCATACCATTTGTGGGGTAACGGATAATGTGGACCCTCCAGGCAAACGCTTCCCTCTGTCTTGGCAGGGAACAATCCTCCAGGTTGAAAGGTATCAATGACGGCTCCGGCCTTTAAGTCGGACATCAATTCCTTCTTGGTCTTATAGTTTTTGAGTGTGTACATGGTATTATTGGGTTAAGCTAACACTGCGATACGTTTCTTGATCGAAAATATAATTAACAGGGTCATTTGACTCGATTGCGCGCGAATCCGTTGGCACAAACCAGCGCCCTAGCAATTCATGACCGGCGGATTTCGCCTCTTCTTCCGTTGCGTATACGCAAGCGTTGCTTGCCCATTTACCGTCAACTAATACCTCCATTTTATATGTTTTCATTCTGATGCGTTGGGTTTATTGTTTCACTAAAGCAATCTTGATTTCCCTGCAATCGTAAGCCGGATATCCGGCCCGTTCGTTTGCAATCCACTTTGCAAAGCGCTTATTTATCGTGTCAACTATTTGAACCGATTTGTCTCCGTTAAATCGGATAAACGTGACTTTCCATGTCCTGACCTTAGGGATATTCATTTGGCTTGATAGGTTGAATATTAGGCCGACATAGCAACAGCTGCGGCCTTGGCTTCCTTGCTGCCATGTGGATTAATCCAAATTGAAGGAAGCCGGGCTTTGCTTAGTCCGGAGCAAAGCTTGCAGGAAGCACAGGAAATCCCCTTAGTTTCTGAGAGACATTCCAGGCTTTCCACTGGTTTGACCGGCGATGCGTGAAAGGTCCGAAAGCCTAGGCTTTGCGCTAGGCGAAAGGAAGACTCCGTTTCCGTTGATGCCATGAAATACTTGGCATACTCGGCCGCAAATGGATTCGTTTTCCAATCGTGAAAATACCCGGTCCAACCGGCCGAAACACTTGCAATGGACTTGACGACCGAAACAGGCAAAAGAGAGGGATTGCCGTATGCTCCAAACCGGACTTTCCGACCAGCGAAAACCGTAGCATAGTCCACAGGATTCAAAACCGGGTAAATTCCGCGATGAAAGCCACGCCAAACCGACAATGGAGCCTGTACAACGTTTACGTAGCATCCTTTTCCGGATGCAAAGGGACAGTCCTTGCAAACCGTCGACGCATCTAAACCAGTACGCACAGCGTCAACCGGTGAAACATCGCGAAGCAGGAACCAGATTTGAACCATATCACCGGTTTTCCGATTTTCGCTCCTTAGTGTGGCAACGCAAATGTACGGTTTGCCGTCGATGGTTGATTCGTGCAGCAAATATCCGGTTGGTCTTATGTTTGATTTCATGGATGTTTTTTTGTTTCGTTGAGCCGTTGCGGGCGTTAGATAGCCTCAACCATTTCGCGCTGAACCGAGAACCGAACCGCGCCATAAGCGGAATCCAGTCGATCCGCAGCATTGTGGGCGCTGCGCAAGGTCGAATACTTGCCCGAGGTCTGAAGGCCGGTCCGACAATCGATCAAAACGAAGTGATGCGTCCCCTCTGTGGTCTTTGTGTTTTTGTCTTTCATATGAGTAGACCCTTGCGGGCTGTTAGCTGTTAGCTTCTTCCGTTTCATCAAGGACGCTAGAGGCAATGTCACTGGCAATCCTGCATTGTTTTCCGATACGCTGAGCCCCTGCCGAACGGCTGGGCTTGTCCAGGTGCGCGTCGGCCCAGTCTAACCTGTCCATTGCGATTTTCAGCGCATCGCGCAGTCGCGCGCGCAGAATCCTGATTTGCTCTGTCTGCTTTGTGTATTTGTTTTCCATGGCACAGAGACAATCACAGCGTGCTATAATTGACGAGACAAATCTAAAAGTCTTTTCCATGCCAAGCTCGCAACTTTCTTTTCCCTTCTTTATAACCATGCTAAACCCCACGCTAGTTCAAATGGAACTGAACTAACCTTGAGGCAACCTAGTGGCAATGCTTGCGGAACCTTCCGGAACCCATCCCCCCCACTTGGCAAAATCCCCGCAAAGAGAACGAGACTCACGCCGGATCAGTCGCTGGTCAGTCGTGTATCACGCGTTGCCTAGTGTGCAGGGGGGGGGAGGGGGTCAATCGCGGCGGCTACGCTAAGTATCTATATTGGTCTGGTGCCATGTTAAAAAAATATGCAAAGGTGGCGGGATGCAGGTGGTGGGTGTTGTGGGGAGATGTTATTTCTAGGTGGTATGCCATCCCCCCAGCGGGATGGTGGAAGGGATTTTACAAGTCTGTCAATAGCAAAGATGGTTTATTTTAAAAATTTGGTATAAAAGGTGGTGGTGTAGGCATGGGGGTATCCCCCTATTGACAGGGGTGTTAATATCTATTGGTGGATAAAGAAACGAACATGGTGTCGCCGGTAATCGCTAGTAGTGTGGCACTTAGCCGGAGCAAGGGTATTGAGCATAAGGATCCGAGGATGGCTGTTATGGCGTTGGAGAGGTTGTGTACGGGCAAGGGGTACAAGGAGGTGGAGTTGGCGACGGGGTTGGGTTTTGACATTTTGGTTGGGTTGCGTGCTAGGCATAACATGGCTATTGATGTTAGGCGGAAGCAGCTTGCGGAGGATGGTTTTGAGATGGCGGAGGGTTTGCGATTGTTGGCGAAGCAGAAGATGTTGCAGCTCAGTGAAGACCCGGAGGCGTTGGCGAAGGTGAACCTGAGGGACTTGGCGGTGTCGTATGGTGTGGCGGTGGACAAGGGGATGTTGGCGTTGGACGGGAACAAGGTGACGGTGGAGTATGTGAGCAAGCGTCCTAGTTTGGCTGATGCGCAGGCGGCAATCAATGAGGCGAGGGAGGCGTTGCAGAAGGAAGCTATTGCCGTGGATGCGGAGGTTGCCTGATGGCTTTGAAGTGGAAGAAGCATGAGATATTGACGCCTCCTTCTCAGGAGGACTTGTCGAAGATGCAGCCGGAGAAGCTGGCGGAGCTTCATGAGATTTACCACCAGGCGATAGCGAACGCTGATGCCGACCCCTATCGGTATGGCTTCAAGTTGCCGCATTGGCATATTGCCAACGAGGAGCTGGCGCATTTCAACGAGATATTATGCAGCGGGGGCAATCGTAGTGGCAAGACGACATATGCGGCCAGGTGTGTGGTGCAGGCGGCGATTGAGAATCCCGGCTCAATGATTTTTTGTTTTGCGCAGAACAATGACGTTTCGATCAGGCAGCAACAGAGTGCGGTTTATGACGCGCTTCCCGCAGAGCTTCGCAAGAAGGTTCTGGGTGCAGAAGAAAACATTAGTTACACACGAAAGAATGGCTTTTCCAAATCGTCTCTTATCCTTCCCGGCACGCACTCGCAGATTGTCTTCAAGACCTATGCGCAGTTCCTTAACAATGACACGATTCTGGAGGGGTCCGAGCTTGGTAGCCGTGAGCCTGCGTGGACTAACATTGGCGCTTGGTGCGACGAGTATCTTATTGGGCCGGAGCTTATTGCCACCCTTCGTTTTCGTTTGGCGACGCGCAACGCAAAGCTCATTGTTACGTTCACGCCGATTGACGGCTATACGGAGGTGGTTCGTGACTATCTTGAGGGGGCCAAGACGACAAAGACAAAGCAGGCTGCGCTGCTTGGGGGACGCCTCGTTCCATTCGTTCAGCACAGCAAAAACAGAAATGCCGCCATCATTTACTTTCACTCCGAAGACAACCCGTTTGGTGGCTACGAGCGTATTGCGTCTGACCTCAAGGGGCGGAGTGAAGAAGACATCCTGACCCGTGCCTATGGCGTTCCCACCAAGAGTGCCAGCAGCCGGTTCCCTAATTTTAACGTGGAGGTGAATGTCCTGCCGCATGACAAGATGCCGACGAAGAACACGACGAAGTATATGGTGTTGGATCCGGCTGGCCGGAAGAATTGGTTTATGTGCTGGATTGCGGTGGATGCGACGGAGACGTTCTACGTCTATCGGGAATGGCCGGACGTGGCCGTGGGCGATTGGGCGAAGTGGCACGGCGGGAAGTGGATTGGCGGCGAGGGCAGCAAGGGGTTGGGCTATGGCATGAAGGACTATGTGGATCTGATTTTGCAGATGGAGTCGGATAGCAACGATGTCATCTTTGAGCGGCTGATTGATCCCCGGCTGGGTGCGGCCAAGTATCAGGCGCAGAATGGGGCCAGCAGCATCATTGAGGATCTGGAAAACAACGGGCTTCTTTTTGTCCCGGCTCCGGGCCTGGACATTGAGGACGGGTTGCAGGCGTTGCAGACAAAGATGGCGTTCAACAGGAACAAGCCGGTGGATGGGCTCAACCGCCCTCACTTTTATATTTCCGACAGGTGCCAGAACATCATCACGGCCTTGCAGGAATACACGGGCGACGGCGGCAGCGACGAGGCCCAGAAAGACCCCATTGATGTGCTGCGTTATGCGGCCATTGATGGCATACAGTTTGTGGACGAGAAAAACAACAAGGCCACCAAACGTGGATTAGGATACTAATGAAAGTTAAAATTACAGAACTAGCAGAGGAGCTTGGGGTTAGCGTCAATGATTTGATGTTGCTCAAGGCAAAGAAACTTACGCCCGATGACTACACAGGACACGGGAAGAACACATGGTTCACCGAGGATGCCGTTGTAAAAATCAGGCTGGCTTTGGACGTTCCAGAGTTTTCGCCAGATGTCTTGCAGGCCGAGTATATCCATGATGCCCCAAACCCCCGGTGGGTTTATGCACACATACAAGGCGTTGGTGGTAAACGCGCCATTTTAATTCCACCAAAGCTGCGTGGTAAACTCAAGAACAAGAAATTCCCCGTCCATGCCATTACAGACAATACAGGAACGACCTATCGACACGCATCCCTCATGGGATGAAACGTGTGACGATAATTGGATTGATTCTCATGTGGACCGCCTGTTGGGGTTCGAGATTCTTTACAGAGAACTTACGGGCAACCCGGACAATTTAAAGCCACGGATCATTTGCGAAAAAATTGGGGTTCATCCCACTTTTACGCATAGGGCCGTTGGTGAATTTATCGACAAGTTTAAAAATCTATGATTCCCGATAACGACGAGAAAGCCCTGACATACGTAGCGAAAGAGCCGAATGTAAACGCCCTGCGTCGTGCATACGAGAACACGCTTGCCGACCTAGAGCCCTACTTCCAGCAGTGTCGTCAGAGCTACGATGACCGCAATAACATCTGGCCGGGCAAAACACGCGACCTTCGCAAGCATGGCTCGGATGCTTTCCCTTGGGAGGGTGCGTCTGATTCCGAGGCTCACGTCATTGATGAGCGGATCAACAGCTATGTCTCGCTTCTTATGTCGTCCATGCAGCGGGCAAACATTCGCGCTTACCCCGTGGAGATGGGGGACATGGGCCGCGCCCGTGTTATCAGTTCGTTCCTGAAGTGGATGGTGAGCAGCTACATTCCCCGTTTTAAAAAAGAGATGGAGGCTTCGTGCAACCATCTGCTTGAGCGTGGCATTGCCATCACCTACGTTGGTTGGCAGCGCGAGGACCGCACGTTCCTTCAGCGGCTTGACCTCAACCAGCTTGCCCAAATTGATCCTGCCTTGGCTACGGCGGTGCTGGAGGGGGCTGCTGATGACCAGATTATTGAGATGCTTAGGTCGGTGTACCCAACGGTGAATGACAAGCGGGCAAAGCAGGCGCTAAAGGATTTGCGTAAAGTGGGTGTTGCTGAGATTCCGGTGAGCCGTCGTCAGGTGGATGCCCCGCTTGTTCAGGCTCTTACGCCTGATGGCGATTTCTTTTTCCCGTCGTATGTCACCGATCCCCAGCGTGCTCCGTTCTGCTTTTGGCGAACCTACTTTACGGCCCAAGAGCTAAAGAACAAGGTTACAACCGAGGGTTGGGACGAGGAGTGGGTGGACTACGTTATTGACCATTACAAGGGCGTTAACGTAGACACCATTGGACAGGAAAACAACTCGCGCAAGACCCTCTTGTGGGACGACGTTGTTTACGAGGCCGACGAACTGGTTGAGGTGGTTTATGGCTACCAGCGTTTGATTGACCCGATTGACAATTCGGAAGGCATCTATTGCACGGTGTTCCACCGTGAGCTTTCGGCCAAGATGGGCGACGTTAAGCCCTACGCCAAGTTTGAGCTGATGAACGGATACGAGGACTATCCCGTGGTGGTTACCCGTCTTAGCGAGGCTTCTAAGCGGGTCTATGACGTGCAGAGCATGTCCGACATGCTGCGTGGCATCCAATGGCAGGTTAAGGTGGAGCGGGATAGCCGCATTGACCGTAACTCGATGGCTACCATGCCGCCGATTATGCACCCTGTTGGCAATGCCCCAAGCGATTGGGGTCCGGGCCGGTTTGTGCCATACCGCCGTGGTGGCGAGTTCCAGTTTGGACCGACCCCACAGTATAATCCTGGCT